CCTAAGGATACCATCTTTTAATTCGATATCAATATTATCTCTTTTGAAACCAGCCACTGCTAGCTCAATAAGGAATTTCTCCTCATCGATTTTCACAACATTGTGTGGTGGATAGTTATTATTATTAGATCTAGCACTTGAATGGATTCTTTCGAGATCCTCAAATAAAGTGTCAAATCCTACGAATAGAGAACGCGGTACGTTCAAGTTATTTCTTACTACCATTTTATGTTTCCTCCTATTAGTTAGCAAGGTTAAAATTCGAATCCCGATAATCGGCGATTCAGTTTTATTTATACAGGATCAATCCTTAGATTGAGTATTTCCTATATTATATTTTGGACAAAGTTCCCATTGATTCTTTTCCTTGAACGGAATAACTTTGATTTGTCTCAATGGAGCTACGTCCATAGCTTGGGATTTATCTACTATAGTAACCAATCCCCAATCACTCAAAAGAGTTGCAATAGTATTCCTTCTTTGGATATCATTATCCATTAAGTTTGAAGGTTTACCATCCAACAAAAAGAGTTCTTTAAAGTGTACGATAAAGTATCTGCCTTGTTTATGTAAGATATGACAAGACTGAAACAGCTTTTGATCTTTGCGTGATGCGACTCCGATACGTGTTAAGGTTTCACGTATTTTTAAAAAGTCGTCTGGTTCATTTAGGGTCACCTCTAACATGTTAGTTGGAGACCAGTTTTTAATTTCGTTGTTTTCTATTTCCACCTTTATAAATCCTTTGTTTCAATTGTTCAATTTGTTCATGACTCATTATTGATAATGCAGATTTAGCCTTTTCATTACTATATCCATAATATTCTTTGATGAGCTCAAGATTTTCTATTTCTTCAGGCTTTGCCCATTTAGAAAATCTTTTACGTTTACTAATTATATTTATGAAAAAATCGAATTGAAGACGGTTGTCAATGTGGTGATTGATGTTCATTTCATTAGCAAAAAGAACCGTATCAGGAAAATACGACATAGTTCTATTTACAAGAAAGGCATTGTATTCTTTTTCTGCTATATCATCAACCATGATATCTTTTTTCGAAAAATTAATTGCGTTTATATATTCAAATGGATTCATTTTCTTTTATATAGGTTTTTGCTTGTGTTTCATTGTCAAAGATACGTTCATATTTTACTTCGTTATCCTCAAATCGGACAACTCTCCATCTTGTAACTTCAAGATCATACATTACTGGCCACATTTGATATGTTACACTGATATCTTCTTCTGGGCCAAAGGTTCCCGTGTGCAGGTTGTGAGTATATTTTTTCATTTGAATTGAACACTTGACATAATTTCTGTAAAGCATGCCACTAGATTGAGCTCGTGGTCTGCTACAAATGCATTCTTATATTGATAATCTGCTAATATAAGAACAAGCTGAGGAATAGATTTATCCTCTACTTTTTCATTCATTCCATCATAGATCTTTCTGAAAACTGAAGCAGGTTCTATATCCATGTTGTTGCTAACCCATTTTCTCATACCCCTAAAGTTTTTTTCCTTTAGTAGTTGCATGATATCATTCATTGCAATATCACTAATTTGAACTAGTATCCCAGTATCTATCTTTCCAGAAACTGAATATCTTTGAACCTCATTAATTGTTCTTCTGAGATCAGGAAAGTATTTAATGATTAATTCTGCAAGTACATTCTTTTCATACTCTATATTTTCATAATCAAGGATGATCTCTAATCTTTCTAGCATTTCAGAAGCTATTGTAGATTTTTCATCTTTAGGTATTTTAAAGTCTATAACAGTGCATCGGCTATGAAGAGGTTCTATAATTCTGTTTTTAAAATTACAGGTTAAAATAAATCTGCAATTATTACTAAATTCTTCAATAAATCCTCTGAGTGCAGGTTGAGTTGATTGTGGATTTAGATAGTCTGCTTCGTCCAATATTACAACCTTTACTGATCCTGTTAGGGATACTGTAGATGCAAAGTGTTTAATCTTATTTCTAAGGGTGTCTATTCCGGATTCTTCTGACCCATTAATTAAAATATAGTCTAATCCTAGCTCTTGACATAAAGATCTAGCTACTGTTGTTTTACCAGTACCTGCAGTACCAGTGAACATCATATTTGGTAGTTCTTTGTTTTGTATTTGTGACTTGAATGTTTCCTTCAATGATTTTGGAAGGATGCATTGTTCGATTGTTCTGGGCCTATACTTTTCTACCCATAAAAATTCATTGTGTAAGTTTGTCATCTTGATACCTCGTTTGTATCCCATTGTACAACTGTATCTAATCTAAAGCTTCTCCAAGCTTTTTTATCCAATGACCATACAGGAAATGCTTCCATCTCTGTTGGTGAATAATTGATTGATATTGTTATACCATTCTCCTCTAAAATTTGAGGTTGTAGAGTACAAGGCATAATTCTTAATTCGCCTGTATCTATTTTTTTGAATGTTACTGTGACTAGCCCTGTTTGTAAAGCCTCGAGCAAATTGGCTTTTTCATTGTTATCCATAATATATCCTATAATAAAATAAGGGGGCTTTCACCCCTTTGCTTTTACTCTTCTGAAGCTGGTTCTTCAACAACTGGAACTTCTCCTTCAGGAACATTTTCTGATCCTTTGGATGCAGCGTTTAGAAAAGAAACAATTCTATTTCTTAATCCTCCAACTGCTTCAAGTTCTGGTCCTTCAAATCCACCTCTTTTGGAACAGATATCAATTATCTGAACCATTGTTGCGATGTCTTGAAGAGACAGTTGAACTTGTTGTTCTTCTGCTGATACTTCAGTTTCAGTGGTATTCACTTCTTCTGTCATAATTTTCTCCTATGCATAGTTAACAAATTGTAAAAGCCCCAAAGGGCACTTCTACTTTCTTTGTAGTATTTATACATTAAAGGTTGAGCTTTGTTCTAAAGCGATAAAATATCTAACCGGAATAGTGGTGTTTACCCACTTAGACACGAAGACATTTCCCTTTGCAGATATAAACACATCATAATCTCCGTCAATTAATTTCAGATTTGAAATGTTTATGACGAAAGAAAATGTATTACCCCCTGGATTTTCACCAAGTTCGAATTCGTAAGTATTTGAGCTACTGTCTTTTGGGTCAAATACCTTAATAGAAATTCCTTTTGGATTTCCATTAATAGAAATATCGGTATGACCTAAGACAGATGCTGCTTTTTTAATCCTAGAAATAACATCTGATGTTAAGTTCATAGTTACCTCTGGATCTGGCATATCGATATTTTTGTCTGTTGTTGTTAAGATACTTGGTTCAGCTGAATAGTATTTAACAGTTTGCTTGTTTGGTAGTTTACATCCACCTCCTGTGCTTTGAATCACTATTGCATTTGATTCGAATTCTAGGTGGGGTGATTCCACTAAGTTATGAACAGATAAGAATTCAAAGAGATCATATATTCCAATCTCTTGTGGGAAGTCCTCGATGATATCTGCTTCTGCTAATATGTTTTTAGCTTCAGATATGGTTTTAATTTCTTGCCCTGGCTTTAGAACAACGTTTGGGTTGATCGAGGCAAAGTTTTGTAGTACTGATATTGTATCACTTGATAGTTGCATTATTTTTCTCCATTATTTAAATCATGTACGTGTAAGGCAATAACAGCATAGTGAATGATTTTCATTAGATCAGCTCTATTGAATCCTTCTTTTTTGCCATACCTTTGTGCGTACTTTAGTACATTTCCTAAGGCAAATCCCATACCATGTCCACAGTCAATAATAAATTCCGTTGATTGGAATTTATTTTTTGAGTAGTGTCCACCATAGGTGTCCTTAATATAAGTTAAAAGTTCCTCGAGGAGTTTATCCTCGTTGAACTTAAATAGACTATTATTATTCGTCGTCTTCGAATTCTTTATGAATCTCATCATCACTAACCCCATTATTAAAGTTTGTCTCTTCCCCAGAATCTACTTTAGAGTATAAATCTAGGAAAGCGGCTTTCGTATCTTCATCAAATCTTGAGATACAAAGATCAATTGCTTTAGATTTATCCGAGAAGATTGAATATGTTTGGACAATATGACAAAGTCTTCTAGTAGAAATAACTTCATCTACACCATCATCATAAAATGTTTTACGTATAATATCTGCCCAAGTTACTAACTTATCAGCAAAATCTTCTGTAGCAGAATCATTTGAAACATATTTGTTCATGTGTTTCATAACTATTTTCTTTTCAATAGCTAAGCTTGGAAACTTTTGATCTATTGAAATTGTAAATCTTTCTAAGAACGCTTCGTCAATGATTGAAGCTGCTGTAAATCTTCCATCTTCAGAACCTTTACCTTTTGTGTTTGCTGTTGCAATAACATTGAATCCTTTTGCAGCTTGTACAACTTCACCAGTCTTTTTAACAAGTACTGGTTTACCTTCTAATATACCTTGTAAACACATGATCTTGTTTGTGGCCCTATCGATTTCATCTAATAAAAGAATTGCGCCATTTTCCATAGCTTTTAAAACTGGACCTTTAGAGAAAACTGTTTCTCCATTGATAAGCCTAAATCCACCAAGTAAATCATCCTCATCTGTTTCAGGATTGATTTGGACTCTGATGAATTCTCTTCCGAGTTTAGCTGCTGCTTGTTCTACCATAAAGGTTTTACCATTTCCAGATAAACCAGAAACATAAACAGGATAGAACATTTCAGATTTAATAATCTTAACAATGTCATGGAAAGATCCCCATGGAACGAATGTTGGATCAGTGGTGGCAAATGTCTTATCTTCATTTACAATAGATTGCATTTTTGAATTTTCCTTTGTGGTTCCGTTTTGGGGAATATCTGTGGTTTCAATAATACCAGATAAATCATAGGTTCCAATTTTAACCCTTAGATTTGATTCGGTAAGTGGTCGATAAGATCCACTTCCATAACCTAAAGATTTCGCAGTTTCTACGATTTCTTTAGTTCTAAATTGACTTTTGTCAGGAAACCTTCTTTGTAGTTCCTGGACAATTAGCTTAGTCGAGATTGTATAGTCCATTTTTTCACTCCTTTCATAATTAAATAGATGGTTATATTATACCGTCGATCGGGGGATAAGTAAACCCCCTATTGTAAATTGTCACGAAATTGTTACGCAACGCTTCTTCCAAATTTTGTTAATAATACTTTATTCAATGATTTTGATTTTGAATATCTTTTGAATGCTGTAGTTAGCTGACCTTTAGTAGCATCTTCTTGAGCTTTAAATTCATCTGATTCTGTATCCATTTTTTTGTCTTTCTTAAGAAGATAGTACTCGTTATATCCAAATACACCATCAATTGATACACATTTATTTCTAACATATTCTTTTGAGCATTCTTTCATATACTCTTGCTCTTCATCCCAGCTTGTTACTTGTGGATTTTTTTGTGAAAATGCAGATTCTAATTTGCTTTTAAAATGCCAATTCTTTTCTGCAATAAAGAATCCTATATTAGTCATATTATACTTTTTAGAAAGATGTGAAAGAATATTCTGAGTAGCATTTCTTCCAAATCCTTCAAGTTCTAACCTGTGACCATTCATTAATAAAGTTGCTTTACCGTATTTGTTGTAG